AGACCCATGTTTTTTTATCAGACGAAAAGCCTTTACATATAAAGGTGCTAAATGCATCTTGGTTACCTTCCACTTTCCTAGTAAATGATAGACCACTAGTTTCGAGTCGCTGTACAGACGGATATCCTCTTTCGGATAGTGGTTTATAACGTATTCCAGTCCATAAATTATCGCTAGATACTCCAACTCGTTGTTGCTTAACTTTCCCCTCCTTTTCTTTACGATTTCTTTCTTTCCGTCTACGAGACATATGCGATTACCTCTTGTTCCTGCGTCAACATATATCTTCAACGATTCTCCTTTTCTTTTTTCTGTGTATAAAGTTTTCGACATTGGTTGCTACAATAGATTCTTTGCCTACCTTTATACCTATCGGGCAAAGTTGCATTACAGTTAATACAATAGTGCTCATCTTTACTTCTCACATATAAGTGTTTTGCTCGTGCCTATTTAAGGATTGTCTTCCATTAGACGTTTAATGTCTTCTTTTGAGGCTTGTCTTGGTCCCCATCTACTATTAAATTTATTAATTATTTCTAACTCGAATGCTTTATTTCTCTTAGGACCATCTGCAAATGTTGGACCATCTGTTTCTTTCTTCTTTGGTTCTCCTGTGATGGCAGTCATATCTGTCTCTGTTTTCTTCTCATCCTCTGTCTTCTCTGATGCTTGGGCATTTGTTTGTGCTCCCTTGAAGCCTGATGATTCTGGTTTAACACCAGAGTCTTCGTCTTTCTCTACGGTCTCATCACCCTCTCTTAAATCTGGTTTACCTGTAATTGCAGCCTGTTGCTGGTCTTTCTGTCTCTCATCCCACTTTGGGTCAGTTGGATATTCCTTTGGGTCTTTAGGTTCTTTACTCATGTCTGGTCTCTTATTCTCTACTGATTGTCCTGTTGCTCCACCCTCTGCTTCTGCCCCACTTAATGGTTTCTTTGGTCTATCATCTTCATACTCATCTGTTGCCTCTATTGGTGTGTCAGTTACTACTCCACCATATACTCCGTGCTCTACATCTGATTTCTTAGTTCCTGGAGCCTGTGCATCATCCACTGGTCTTGTTACATGCTTTGGCTCTATGATATCTCTATAACTTCTTGACTCTTCATTTCTACCACTGTGGTCAGGTTCTCTGCCTTCCACTCCACCATGTGGAGGGGCATCATAATAATTAATTGCTTTATCTGTTAGTATATCTTTAACATCTCTTGGCATATCATCCCAGTCTCTATATAAATAAGCCTTCTGTACATCTCCTACTATGTTAATCTTGTTAAGTAAAAAGCTTCTTGTTTGCTGAGCCATCATATCCCACATCTGATTCTCTATATTTCCTGCTGATATACTGTCCTCTGGGAAGTATGTCTCTCCTATTGGTACTATATCTATGTGTTGAGTATCATCATTTGCTATCTGAACATACATGTTATTCTTTCCTACTACTGTTCCCTGCCCAAATGAGTATGCTATGTGGTCATTCAGTTTAACCCTATCTAATCTCTTTAAATCTCTCTCTTTTCTATTACTACCAGTCTCTGTCATCTGAACGTCAGGCATAACTGGTTTATCATTCTCTGTATTATAAAGATTACCGTTAGGATTGGTAGCAACGAACGCTTTTTCAGGGTCTTTTTGCTCATCTTCAGGGTTTAATCCTGATGGAGTCTTGTCATATCTAGGCTGAGTATCCTGCTCACTATTGAATCCTTGCTGGTGCTGGTGACGTAAGCCATCAGATATTCCACTACCCATACATTTAAATAGAGTACCTATTATATATATTTAGGCAGTGTTGGAGGTCATCCAAACATACTTTTTTGTAGTTCTTTATCCATTTCTATCATATGCCATGAGCCATCCATACTTACAGCAGTACAGGCTAGGGCAAAGGAATCAGCATAATCATCATGAATTTTAGCATCTTCTGTTCTTACTTTTAATATACCTTGGTCTGTATACTCTGCCTTGAGTACACTAAGCTGGTGAGTAAGGTTACCAAGTTCTCTTATCTTAACTCTGTGTTGTTCGAACAGTCTACGGATAGTCTTATACATTATAGATTTCTCGGACAGAGTGAATACGATTCCTCTAATGGGCAAGTCTTGTCTCCTTGCTAGGTCTACTACACCACTGCCGAGTCCTGTTTCATCTACATATACTGAGTCAATATTATACTTTCTACACAAGTCACCTATTTTTCCAACAACATCTACAAGGTTGCTTTGTGCTTCTGCTACTGTCTCTATTACATACACTATATCTTGAGCATCTATTGCTAAAACTGTAAGTACTGTTTCATCCATACCAGTACGTGCTATGTCTGCACCTATAACATATCTAACATGTCCTTGTGGTTTCTTATCTGATATTGATTCCCTCAATAAACTATGTGGTATGAGGGCATCACCAGCATCTAAGAACTCTCCGTTAACCTCTTGTATATACTCATCTTTGGTTAGTCCTTTAACTAATGTTAAAAATAATGGGTCATCCTTTACGAATGGATTGTCAGTACTCTTTACATGGAACTCTCTCCATAAACCTTGGGGATTACTAGGTCTAGAGTCTAGGTGTTGGTCATAGAAGTATCCACTCATTCCATAGGGTGTAGAGGTAATCCATACCCTTACATGCTTTGCTAATCCAGAAGGCAAGAAGGCTATCATTATACTTTGCTTCATGAAAGCACACTCGTCTGCTATAATGACATCAGGTGAGTAGCCACGAAGGGTAGCTCCTGTCTCACCAGTTGCTCTTGTGATAATCTTGGTAATCATACTGTTATCTAATGTTCTTAACCATACCTCTGTCTGTGTATTTCTTACTACATATCCTTTTAAAAAGTCTGAGTTATCTATTAATAGTTTTATCCTCTCGAACATGATGGTTGCTTGGTTCTGGGTAGGTGCTGCTATCAATATGACACACTCTTTCTGTTTCTTATCTCTTACCAATAGGGGAGCAAAGAAAGCAAAATGTACTGCCTTGGCTGCTGTACTCATGGTCTTACCTGCCTGTCTACCACTCCTATACATGATAAACCTCTCCTTACAATCTACATACTCTGCATTATATTTATGAAGGTCATGTCCTAGGAATACCTTACTGAATACTGATGGTTTCTCAGAGCATTCTTTAATTAAACCTACGAATTTTCTACGCTCATCTAGTTCTTGGTCACTAGCTCTGGTCAAAACACTCACAATCCGCACAGGCTATTACTTTATCAAATAATATATGACAATCACAGTTACACCATCTAGTCAATCTTTTTAATCCTCCATTCAATCATTTCATCATCCTCTATTTCAAACTCCACTTTTGTATCTGGTCCTTTAATGAGAAATTTCTTCATTCTTTCTTCAACTCCCTGAATAGGTTCTCTAGGTCACCTGATTTTGAGAAGCTCTTAGACTCAGTCACTGTGAGTTTAGCACTGAACTCACCAAGAAGCTTGAGAATTGATACTATATTGGCTACCTCTGAACGAGTATTTCTATCAGGTACATTACCATCCAGTTTACCCTGAGCAAATGCTATTAGGTATTGTTCCAAACTCATTTTAGTTAGCATATCCAATAAGCCTTTAACATCCTCTACATTTCTGGTATCTATCTGCTCCAGAAACTTGGCTATATCCTTACGAATAGCACACGCTGCATCCTTCTCATATACTGTACACTTTCCATTACCCCCTTCATCTATACTTCTATACACACAGTCATTACACTGGGCAGGGAGGTTAGCATACTTGAAGTTCTTTATCCTATTATGAGGTGATATTGTCTTTCTTTTATCTATCTTTATCTCCCCAGATATAGGTTCAATCTTGAATATGTCTTCAGGCATGCATATATTCGGTTCGGAAACGTTTATATAGATTACGCTTGTGCCTAGTGTATGGTATACGGTGAGCATCCGAACACTAAAAGAGTGAAAGGAAAATTGACTAGTTACTGCGAATCATGTGATAGAGAAATGAAAGCTACTGATAGATGTGAATGGCATAATGACAGAGAACCATGCTATTTTTGTCACTTACTGAATCAACATATCAAGACGTTTGAAAGTTCTGGGAAGCAGCCCCTAAAGACGAAAGCATAGGTATATAATATAATGCTATTGGTAATTTCAGCAGTGCAGAATATTCTCCAGTCAGCACCTCATTTTTATGAATTTTACATTGCTCTAACTCGTCTTTATGATTATCTAATACACGTTCTAGGATAGCTCTATCAGCTCTTCCTTTATCTCCTAGTAATACTGATTGTCCTTGGAACACATCTGTTTTTCTACCCCTCACACCTGATAACCAAGTAGAACTATTTACTGATTGAATTTTATTCTGTGACTTTGTTAATCCTTTGAGCCATCTACCCTTAGCTAGTCCATGATATTTATGTCCAGATGGAAGCTTTCTAACTTGTTCATCCTCTTCTATATTACCTGTCATCTTACCTAATAGTATAGTTCTATCAAAGTCTGTTAATTTTATTTGTGATAAGTGTTGTAAGTAATTACTAGTAAGTATTGGTGATACACTAATCCTAGAATTTAATGCCTTCTCATAATATTTCATTGTTAATCGTATGTCCATTGGTATATCATACTGTGCTATGAAATCAGTGAGTCCTCTGTTTAATCTAGCCCAATTATAATATGAGTCTACATTATCTATCTTACCAGAGATTACACCTATACCTTCAAACATAGCAGCATAATCATCAAAGGATTCATGACAGTATTGATATGATATCATTACATTCTTAACACCACACTCTCTTAAGGCTTTAGCCTGTGTCTTATTGTTACAGTTAAAATAGAACTTCATGTTAACATCGCTGCTACCCTTTGAAATATACTTAACATTAAATCTCCTGTGAACATCTCTATTATCCTAGCCCCGAATGTCTCAATAGCAAAATCTACACCTTCGCCTAATATCTTATCTTCTACTACATCTAGTATGCTAAATACTGTGTCCTCTGCTGATATACCTGTAGGTATGTCTTCAATAAGGTCTGGTGTTATATCTGTTAGTATGTTATTGGCTGCCTCTGGGGTGGGGTTTCTAATACCATCATTATATATTGTCATTTATCCATTTCACCATGTCATCCTTGCTACCTCCACCCTGTCTCTTACTTATTTCTTTTCCATTTTTAAATATGATGAAGGAAGGTATACTAAATATTTTATATCTTACAGCCATTTCACTGTACTCATCTAGATTAATCTTATAGAACTTTGCTGATGATATATCTTTTTCTACCTCTAGAAATATAGGAGCCATAACCATACATGGTCCACACCATTTTGCCCAAAAGTCTACAACAGATACTTCTTTAGAATCTAATATCCATTCCTTAAAATCTTTATCGTTAGTTATATCTTTAGTCATTCTCTGGTCCCCAACAGAATGTAGCATGAGGGCAGAGACCATCACACATAAAATTCCTAGTCTTAACAGGCATTACATTATCTACTAGATATGATTTCATATTCTCTGCTTGCTGTATCATAAAATCTAATGTCTCTTCAACTGGTCGAAGTTTGTAAGCAACAGGATGAACCCTATCATACCCTATATTATACTCAAATGTGTTAAGTGTGGTTCGGTGTGGTCCTCAAAAAAACAATAGAAGAGAATGCATACTTTGCATTTCGAAGGACACAGTCTGAAGTACTTAATACTCCTAGACTAGACTGCTTACACGTATCAGATTTAATTAAAGAGTGTCAGAGACTGCCTTATCTTAACAAGGTCAAGCCACAGATAGGTATGTCAATGAACAATGCCAAGAATCTATACATAGGTCAGTTGGTACATGCACAGAGTGACATGAGTAACATAGGTAAGCATGAGACATTACTTCACTATAATTGGGTAACAGACATAGCAAGACCTGTTGGTAAGGATAAATGGGATTGGATAGCTGGGGCAATAGATGATGTGGTCAAAATAGATGATGAGTATATCATATGTGATAAGAAAACAACTGCTAAGATAGCTAATAAGATAAAGTATGGTCCAACAGATGAGAATAAATTACAGCTTAATATGTACAGGGTATTACTATTCAAGCAATTTGGTATAGATGCCAAGTGGGGTTGTAATATATTTATTGATGTAGATATTAATAGTGAGTATGATAGGGTTCACCCTGTGGCTTATAAATTGAGACCTATGGAGGAGACACTAGACTTTATGGTACAACAAGCAGAGAATATGAAAGCAAATCTGTTAGGTCTTAATATGCCAGAGAGAACCAGGAACTTTTTATGTGATGGTATCTGCCCTCACGCTACATTCTGTTGGGGAAAAGAAAATGATTAAAGAAATAACTAACGATAAGGATTTCAGAGAGTGGGTACTAGAATCTAAAGAGCCTGTAGTAGTAGACTTTTGGGCTGCATGGTGTGGTCCATGTCTTGCTATGGCTCCTGTCTTCGTTGAGATAGAGAAAGATATATCATCAGCAAAATTCTATAAGATTAATCTAGATGAGTACAGTGCAGCGGCTTTAAAATATAAAGTAATGAGCATACCAACATTCATTCTATTTAAAAACGGAGAAGCATTTAATATAAGAACTGGAGGAGGAAGTAAAGATAACATGGTGAAGTGGATAAATGACAATATATGAAGTTTTATTTTAACTGTAATAATAAGACACAGGCTAGAGCCTTAAGAGATTGTGGTGTTAAGAATGTAATGATATCATATCAGTACTGTCATGAAGCATTTGATGATTATGCTTCTATGTTTGATGGTATAGGTGTAATCTCTGGTAAGATAGATAATGTAGATACATATTATGATTGGGCTAGACTAAATAGAGGACTCACTGATTTCATAGCACAGTATGATATACCAATGGATATACGATTAACAATGAAATATTATGAGAAGGCATTAAAATCTAGGATTAGTGTGTCCCCCATACTTACCAGTAATTACTTACAACATCTATCACAGATAAAATTAACAGATTTTGATAGAACTATACTGTTAGGTAAGATGACAGGTAACATAGAGGAGGATGAACAGGTTAGAAAGCTTCCGTCTGGACATAATTATCATGGACTAGCTAAGGGTAGATGGGTTACTAACCCACTTATTAATATTATCAGTGTTAATAGTTCTACATGGTTGTCAGGTGTGAGGGGTAGAAAAACAGATGTATGGGATTATCACATAGGCTCAGTATTATTAGGTAAGAAAGGTAAAGGAGATAGAGCTATCCTAGAACGTGTATTAGATAATCATAAAGACGAGCTAGAGCAATGCCAAATTCATAAAGCAGAGGTGATGGCTGGAGAATATTCTGCACTGCTGAAATTACCGATAGCATTATACTATATACCTATGCTGTCTTCTTTAGGGGCTGCTTCCCAGAACTTTCAAACGTCTTAACATGTTCATTTAACAAGTGACAGAAATAACATACTTCTTTTCTTTGACCATGAGTACCTTCACATCTTTGTATACTTTTCATTTCTCTATCACATGATTCACAAAAACTAGTTAGTTTTCCTTTTACTCTTTTAGTGTTCGGATGTTCACCAAATACCATAGTATAGGCACGAGCGTAATCTATATAAACGTTTCCGAACCGAATATATGCATGCCTGATGACATATTTAAGATTTCGCCCATATCTGGGGAGATAAAGATAGATAAAAGAAAGACAATATCACCTCATAATAGGATTAAGAATTTCAAGTATGCTAACCTCCCTGCCCAGTGTAATGACTGTGTGTATAGGAGTATAGATGATGGAGGTAATGGTAAGTGTACAGTATGGGAAAAGGATGCAGCGTGTGCTATACGTAAGGACATAGCCAAGTTTCTGGAACAGATAGATACCAGAAATGTAGAGGATGTTAAAGGCTTGCTGGATATGTTAACTAAAATGAGTTTGGAACAATACCTAATAGCATTTGCTCAGGGTAAACTAGATGGTAACGTACCTGATAGAAATACTCGTTCAGAGGTAGCCAATATAGTATCAATTCTCAAGCTTCTTGGTGAGTTCAGTGCTAAACTCACAGTCACAGAGTCTAAGAGTTTCTCAAAATCAGGGGATATAGAGAACCTATTCAGAGAGATTAAGAAACAATGACCAGAGCTTCTGACCAAGAACTAGATGAGCGTAGAAAATTCGTAGGTTTAATTAAAGAATGCTCTGAGAAACCATCAGTATTCAGTAAGATATTCTTAGGACATGACCTTCACAAATATAATGTAGATTATGTAGATTGTAAGGAGAGATTTATCATGTATAGGAGTGGTAGGCAGGCAGGAAAGACCATGAGTACAGCAGCCAAGGCAGTACATTTTGCTTTCTTTGCTCCCCTATTGGTAAGAGATAAGGCTCAGAAAGAGTGTGTCATATTGATAGCAGCACCTACACAGAACCAAGCAACTATCATGTTCGAGAGGATAAAACTATTAATAGATAACTCAGAATTTTTAAAAGGATATGTAGTAAGAAATACACAAACAGAAATATGGCTTAGAACTTTAGACAACAGTATGGTTACCAAGATTATTACAAGAGCAACTGGTGAGACAGGAATTACTCTTCGTGGTTACTCACCTGACGTTATCATTGCAGACGAATGTGCCTTCATGAAGCAGAGTATAATGACAGCCTTCTTGCCTTCTGGATTGGCAAAGCATGTTAGGGTATGGATTACCTCTACACCATATGGTATGAGTGGATACTTCTATGACCAACACCTAGACTCTAGACCTAGCAACCCCAAGGGGTTATGGCAGGAGTTTCATGTAAAGAGCACAGACAATCCATTCGTAAAAGATGACCCATTATTTTTAACATTAATTAAAGGATTAACAAAGGATGAGTATATACAAGAGGTAAATGGAGAGTTCTTAGATGCTGGTGATGCCCTCATACCACATAGTTTATTGAGGGAAGCAATATCAGATAAGAAACCACAAGGACATGTTAGATATGTTATAGGTGCAGACATAGCACGTACTGGATTGGATGAAACAGTACTTACAGTT